GTGCGATGAACCTTTTTTCTGGGAGGTATGGCAAGGCTAGCCAATGTGTCTTCCCCTATATAGGTATAGGAGTAATGAGCAGTATACTGTGCTAATGCTCTGTTAGCTTTGTACTAGACCCGCCGATAGATTGCAGCAGGTGTTCTAGTTCTGTCTGTAGTTCTTCGTCTGTACGTTGCTTGGTTACGTCTTCTACCTTGTGGACTGTCTGGTAGCCTGTACGGTCAAGGATGCTGTTGATTGCGCCCAACTTGACTGATGCCGCTACCTTGTCGTCTGTGATCAGGCTTTGTAGTTTCTCAACCGCCATAGGTACAGCGCCGCCTAATGCAGCACGTGTAGCTAAATCAATCTCGTTTACTAGCTTGCGCTTTAACTCGTAGCCCTGTTGTTCGGCTGTGGCTTTTGAGTAGCCCGCTTTGATTGCAGCATGTGTTGCATTGCCTAACTGACTAAAGTAGTCAACGAATGCTTTTTGCTTATCTGTCAACGTTTTTGCGCTCATATTAGTTATTATAACCTAAAGTAGTTTAAGTGCAATATATAAAGGTAAATTAATTCTTGCGTATATTCTTAAATGATGTTAACATTAACCTATGTTAATAACAATGAGGTACACACTATGAATGTAAAGTATATAGAAGAAGGAATGAACCAACCAACATTAACAGAGGCACAGGAGTTTGTGGGTGGTTATGTTGAACGGTCTGTATTGCCTAACGGTGATCTAGCTTTAGTTGATGAAGATGGATTGCTAAAGCGTCTTCCAGTTAATGAAACTATCGTGACTAAGTATGGTGTCATTTTGGTTGGCAATGCAATTGTAATTAAATCTGAAGCACGCATGAAAGATACATGCGAAGGATGGGGGTAAATATGTGCGATAAATTAGTAACGCAATACGTTGAACGTGGCTTTGATTATAAGCCTGTTGAAATTAAATGCGGTAACACTGGCATCCACGGTCACCGTGTGCTGTGTGATAAATGTGAAAACGATAAGGACTTGCAGGAGCGTTTGCGGGTTCAAGATGAAAATACAGATGCGGACAATGCGTGGTTACGTTCCGCAGGTTGGGGGGAAATGTAATGAAAACATTTTTAAACGTATTTGGTGCAATTGCTTTGGCTGTCGGATTGATGGCCATTGCAGGCAGTGCCAATGATTGTGATGGCAAGTGCATGGAGTATGCTAACGATTTGCCCACAATGTTAATGGTGGTCGGTTACGGCCTAATATCAATGCTTGGCGGTGGTGCATGTTTGTACACCGCTAACAAACTATAGGAGCAACAACATGAGTAAAACAAAAAATGAATACTGGGATGACATTGAAAACAATAGTCATAACGATGACAGTGCGCAGGCGGCAGTGGCAGAAGGCAAAGCGCAAGCAGCTACAATTGCAGGGCAGATAGTTGATAACTTGTCTGGCAATGAATTGCAATGGCTTGCAGAGGAGTTGATTGAATGTGATCAAAGCAAAGCAGAATCATTGGCCTCATCTTTGTCGTTTGCAATACAGGACAAACACGTCAGCGATTTGTCTAACATCACAAAATCAAGCAACACAGGTGGAACACATCTACACGGACATTTGAACAGAACATATGATCAACTTGTCAGCGTGTTTGGTGATCCGCATTTTCGTTACATACCGCGTGCAGGTGCAGAAGATAAAATAGACGTTGAATGGTCGTTTGAATTTCCTGATGGTCGTGTCTTCACTGTGTACAATTGGAAAAATGGCAAAGCATATTGCGGACATCAAGGCGAAGACGTTGAACACATAAAGGAATGGAATGTCGGTGCGCATGGCATGAGTGCTTATCATAGCCTAAAAGAGTTGCTAGACATGAAACTTGGAGCAGAAAAGAATGGATAACCCGTTCTTTAGTGTTGGCAAAGTGTGGGTTGAAAGTGTTGTGAAAGATCATTTAAAAGGCCTTTCGCCCACACAACAACAACAAGCAATTGATTACTTATTAAACAATAAGCAGGAATTACATATCGGTTTTGATGATGGCTTGCGTGCTATCTTGGATGATTGGGTAATCAAACAAAACAAAAAGTTAACACCGTGATTTGGCGTTTTGGTATCAGTGGCGTGCTGTGGACGCTTTCAATCTATCTTGTTGTAGTAGACAGGAACACATTGGATGCGTCTATTGTTGCGCTTTGGGGTGTCATAAACATATGGCATGCAATAGAAGAAAACAGAAGGACACAACATTATGAAGAAAGAAGAAGCAATAAAAAATCTTAAAAAACTAATCAATGAAGATGACACAATTTACTTCATTGTCAAACGTGTATCAAACTCTGGCATGTACAGGCATATAGACTTTTATAAGTTCAACGTTAAAGATGAATTTAAAGAAGGTGAAGACAGAGTGCAAAAGGTGTGGTTAACAAGCATGATGTGTGATGCTGTTGGCTACAGGTTCATAGACAAAACAGGCTGCATGGGTGTATCTGGTTGCGGCATGGATATGGGCTTCAGTGTTATACACAATCTTGGCCATGTATTATTTAATGATGGTTACAAACTAAAACATGAACAGTTATAATTATTCGTAGAATAAATTGTTCCTTGTAAACGGGTTGGATGGATTTATCTGACCCGTTTTTTTATCTTCATACGCTAACCAATCTTTCACAATCTGCAGCAGTTCTTTTTGTGTGCCATAGTTCCCTTCAAACTCTTTCGGGCTTGTGTGATAACCATATGTGCCACGGTGGTGCATGTAACAAAGCGGTATTACGTCAAAATGACTAGACCGTCTGCCCATGCCTGTTTTATCTTTTATATGGTGTATCTCTGCAGGTGAATCGTAATGGCCTAACGTAGCACAGGCAACGCAGCCCAACGCAGCAACGCGTGACATGTGTTTCTTTTCTTCAATCGTTGCTTGTTTTTTTTTAGCCATATTTTTTACGCTCAATGGTTTGGTTAATCATGTTGGTCTTCCATTTCTCAAAGTTTATATCAACAATCTTTTTTTCCCAAGCCCATTTTAGTTCTTCCTCAACAGCTTCACCAAGCCCTTCAATGTGTTCTTTGTAACGTGGGTCTGCTCTGGCCTCACGTTCTTGACCTGCAGCAGTCTTCTCACCTTTAAGCATGTATTCTTTCATAAGATCGGACAGCATTATCTGTCTACCATGTTCAAGCACAGTAAGATTACGTTTTGCGGCAGCATGTTTCTTGCCTACCTCACGCAACGTGTGCATTTGTTGTTCTTTAGCGTCCTCTGACATAAGCACCCCCATTTGATTTGGCTTTCTTTATTTGCAAGTGGCGCAGGTAGCCTTTAACCTCATCGCCCACAGGTTTTGGCATTACACGTTTACTGTGTGGAAAATGCCCAAACTTTTCTTTAAATGTCCAATCAGCCCAACCTGACTTGTAACCTTTTTGTCTGCTGTGAAACAAAAGTTGTGCGTAAAAATCTTGCTTGTCCTGTGCATTAACATCTGCTTTTGGTAATTCAACCAAACGTCCTTGTTTAATCAATACCTTCTTGTCTGCTTCCGTTGGTGCATGACCACACACAGGGCAAGTTCTTAATATTCTTGTTGGCTCATATACAGCGTTACATTTAGTGCAAGTAAACGGCTGCTTATCTATTTCTTTTCGTTCTTTGTTTTTCTGTCGTGTAATTTTATCTGTTGTTAGTTCCCAATCAGGCACATCTTCAGGGAAACCGTGTTCATAAACACAGCCTGCATGGTCAATAATCAATGTATCTTTCTTGCCTTCAAATGGCCTCAATGATCTACCAACCATCTGCAAGTACATGCCGTATGACTTTGTAGGTCGTGCAAGTACAACACATGAAACTTTTGGTTCATCCCATCCTTCGGTCAACACTTGGCAGTTAGATAAAACTTTAATCTTACCATGGTGTAAATCATGCAGCACTTGTTCACGCTCTAGTTCATCCATGTCACCATCAACATGACCTGCAGCTATGCCGTTATCATTAAATATTTTAGATATGTATTTACTGTGTGCAATTGATGTAGCAAACACAACAGTTGGCCTATCCTCTGCATATCGTAACCAATGGGTAACAAGATCACCTACTAATTTAGGTGTGTTCATACGTTTGTTTAGGCCACGCTTTTCGTAATCACCTGCCATAATCTTTAAACCTTTTAAGTCTGGCAATGTAGGTGCAACAACACGGTTAGGCACAAGGTAACCCTGTTCTGTAAGTTTTCGTATGCTGCCACACTCTATCAAGTCATCATAAATACCGCCCAAACCTTTGCCATCGTTACGTACAGGTGTTGCAGTTAACCCAATGACAAACGCATCTGGGTAATCATTAATAAGTTCTCTAAATGATTTGCTTACACTACGGTGTGCTTCATCTAATATAATTACATCTGCATATGGCTTGTTAAAATATTTATTATCTTTTCTAATTGTGTAAGTTTGTATGCTTGCAACCTGTGTTCTTGCACCAATGTTAGCTGATCTACCTGCCAAAATAAC